GGATCGAGGAAAAGGCTTCATGCGCCCCATTATTCCACCTCAAGTCAGTGGTGTCAAGAGAAAGATGCAAAGATGCGCCCTTCCGGGGGAAAAGGGGGGCGGGGGATGCAAGCTGTGGAGATTTCACTTGACATTCGGTAAAGCGTAGTGTAGACTTCGGTAGGTATAGTGGAGGCTAATGTGCACGCGCTTCTTCCCATACATCGTGAGATCATGCGAAGGATACTTGCCGGGCAGAGGTCCAAGGACATTGCCGCAGCATTGAGCTTGAAGATCAACGCCGTTAGCAAGATTAGGCATGACACTCTCTTCAAGGATGGCCTGAAGAAGTTGCAGGCCTCTCTCGATGAGCGCACCATGGAGAAGGCCCGTGTTGTAGAGACGCCTGCCTTTCATGCCCTGCTTGGCGCCAACCTCGAAGCCGCTATCAAGATGGTGGACCTCATGCGGACTGCTCAGTCAGAGGAGATTCAGTTCAAGGCGGCGGACCGCATCCTTGACCGGACCGGCGTGTCCACCGCTCGTCATGTCGGTACGGAACAGGGCACCGGAAACGTCGTCATAGACTCCATTACCTTTCAGAACATCACTGCCGGCATCGAGGCCCTCCGCATTATGGATGACAGACGCGCTCGCGGAGACTGTGTGGACGGCACTGTGTTGACGTTGGAAGAGCATCTCGAAGCTCTTCCTGAAACCTCCGGGGCAGGGCCCCCTCCACAAGAGCAAGAAGACGCCGCCCCGCCTTCGGCGCCAGACCCTGCCCCTGAACTTGATCCGGTGGAAGCCGGCGTACAAGAATAAGGAAGGAAACATGCCAAACGAAGTCATTGACATTCCTGCCCTTGTCCTTCCCCTGGTGGAAGCTGCCCTTGACGATCTCAAGCCTGCTATCAAGGAAGCTGTGCAGGCCCGTCTCGACGCCGTTCTTCCCAGCATCATTGAGTCCGTCATCCAGAAGCGGGTGTTCGACATCGTGGGCATAACTCTCGGCAAGAAGCCGTAGTTGCAGTACTAGTACGGTACGTACAGTACTAGTTACTAGTGTCATATAGGTGGGAAGGTGAACCAGACTCTCTCAAAGGACGCAATTCGTATCTGGCGCGCCCTGGCTGTGGGAAGCCTCTATTTCTTCAGCCGTAGTGTCCTTGGGTATGACAAGCTCACGCCCACTCTACACGGCGACCTCTGCAGATTCGTGCAGGACAGAAAGGTCGGCGTTGCCCTCACCGTCATGCCCCGCTCCTTCTACAAGAGCACCGTAGTCTCCATCGCCTACCCCCTGTGGCGCGCCGTCCAGAACCCCGACATCCGTGTCCTCATTACGTCCAAGTCCGCCGCCCTTGCCTCCAAGTCCATCGACGAAATCCGTGGCCACGTCCAGGGCAATGAACTGTTTCAGCTGCTCTTCCCCGAGGTTGTCCCGAACTTCCGCTCCAAACTCGTCCGTTGGTCTTCTCACTGTGCCTGCCTCAGCCGCCCCCGTGAGTGGAAGGAAGGCACTTTCGAGGCTGCCGGCGCCGGCTCAAGGATCGTGGGCCGTCACTATGACATCATCATAGAGGATGACCCTGTCTACCCCGAGTACGACCAGATGACCGGGCAGATGTCCGAGCCGAGCGACGCCGACATCCAGAAGGCCATCGGATGGCATGACCTCCGCAATCCCCTCGCCGTGGACTGGAGCAGCCTGCTCACCCTGATAGCGGGCACCCGATGGAAGCGCTATGACTTCATCAACCATGTCAAGACCCACACCCAGGGCCTTCAGCTCTTCGAGCGCTCTGCCGTTGAGAACGGCAAGCCCATCTTTCCCGAGCAGTACAACCTCGACGTTCTCGACAAAATCCGCGCCGACACCTCCCGCTATGTCTTCGCTTCCCAGTACCTGTGTCACCCTGTGGCCGACGAGGATATTGTCTTCCGGCCCGAGTGGATACACACCTTCGACCGTGCGCCCTCTGTCCCCCGTAAGGTCATCACCGTGGACCCTGCCATAAGCATGAAGGAGAAGGCGTGCTATTCCGCCCTTGTCTGCACCGGCGTCTCCGAGAACAACCGCCGCTACGTCCTCGATGCCTGGCATGGCCGCGTGAATGCTCCTGACCTCGTGCGTCAGATATTCGGCATGGTCCAGCGGAACTTCAAGGAGGAGGACAAGTACCACGTCGTAGGCATCGAATCTGTCACCTATCAGCAGGCCCTTGCGCAGTTCTGCCGTGAGGAGATGGTGAGGCGGAACTACTTCTTCACCATCGTGGAGCTTCAGCCGAAGCGCCAGGACCGTGACAAGGATCACCGCATCCAGGCCCTCGTTCCGTACTTCGAGAATGGGGCCATCTACATCCGCGCCCATATGCACGAGCTTCGCCGGCAGCTCACCGACTACCCCGGTCCCTATGTCGATCTTGTCGATGCCCTTGCCTGGCACCTTCCCCTCGTCCGTTCCCGCTTTCCCGACCCCGTTCTCCCTGTGGACAAGAATCCCTTCCTGATAGACAACATCCTTGAGGAGCTTCGCAACCGCGGGCAGGGAGGCCCCATCCTCTACGGCTGCAAGACTCTCCCGGTGGATGACGCCGCCTTTGCTCTGAGGGAGTAAGTATGCCAAAAGCCCTACATGACGCTCTCGCACGCGCAGGCCGGAAGAAGGGCTACAAGGGCAAGCGTCTTGACGCCTTCGTCTACGGCGCCATGACCAACACGATGAAGAAGGGCAAGAAGGAGTCAGCCCTGGCCCACGCCATCCGAACTGGGGGTAGGAAGAAGTGAACTGTGAGCACTGTAGCCAGCCCCTCATCCCCATCTGGCGTGTCCGCACGAGCATCCTTCATCTATGCGCGTGTGGCCACACCCAGCCTACCTATGTCCCCGAGATAGAGTGTGACCCGGTAGATGTTCCCACCATTTCCCTTGGCATGCCTGATGAAGGAGTAGGCAAGCATCTATAGTACGTACAGTACTAGCTAGTACGTACCCTGAAGGAGTCCCCGATGGCCGAGAAGACCGAGGTGCAGCTCTGGCAGACCCGTGTGCGGGAGGGGCAGGAGTACCGCCGCATCTACGGACGTGACCGTGAATGGAGGCGCTACCGCAACTACTTCCGGCATAACTGGATGAAGGCTGAGGGTGGAGACTACCTGCCTCTCAACATCATCTTTGCCATGGGCAAGGCCATGCTTCCCCAGGTCATGCCCCCAACCCCAGGCTTTGTCATCACCCCGACCAAGCCGTTCTTTGCCCCCCAGGCCCGCGTCCTCGAAGCCCTTGATAACTGGCTTCTCCGTATCCTTGCCATGCCAGCCACCATCCGCAGGAGCGCCCTTCATGCCTACCTGTATGGCACCGGACCCATCAAGTTCGGCTTCGACCGCGAGTACGGCACCCCCTCCGAGGCTGAGGCCCGGAAGCGCCGTGTCCAGCCCGGGGACTTCGCCAACCGCGCCACTCCCCAGGGCAACCTCCTTGAGTTCAACAAGCTCGTCTTTCCAGGCATGCCCTGGATGCTTCCCAGTCACCCCGGCAACTTCATCGTGCCCTGGGGCGCCGAGGCCCTCTCGAACTCCCCCTGGTGCAGCTTCCGCGTGATACGTAGCCTCGAATCTGTCAAGAAAGACCCTCTCTACCGCAAGGTGCGGGAACTCAAACCTACATGGTTCGCCGGCGCCCCCATCGGCTGGAGCAGCTCCGGCGAGAACAAGGACGTTCCGGCCCCGTTGTGGGACACCCCATCTGGCCACTATGAGCGTCCCGAGTCTGAGCAGTTCCTTGAGATGTTCGAGATACACGACCTTGAGAAGGGCAAGATTCGCACTCTTTCGATGGACCACGATACATGGCTCCGGGACGATGAGAACGTTCTTCTTCTTGACGGTCTCCCCGCCGATGCCCTCATCTTCAATGAGGACGATGAGGTGTTCTGGGGCAATCCCGACTGCCGGTACCTTGAGCCTCAGCAGCTTGAGATGAACGACATCCTGACCCAGTGGCAGAAGGTGCGTCGAAGTTCCGTGCCCAAGGTTGCCGTTGACAAGGACAAGATAACCCCGGACGAGGCTGCCAAGCTCAACGATGAGACCGTCCGCGCCCTCATTATGACCGAGGGCAATCCCCGTGAGGCCCTGCTGGAGTTCACCAAGTATGAAGGCCAGGGCCTCCTCGTCGCCGCCCGCTTCGTCTGGGAGAACGTCCGTGAGATGATGGGCTTTTCGCGGAACCAGCTTGGCGAGTTCGACACCAGTTCGAGACGCACAGCAACGGAGGCCAACGCCGTCCGTGAGGCCCACATGCTCCGTATGTCCGACCGTCGAGCCTCCACCGCTGACCTCCTCATCCGCGCTGTCCACAAGCTCAACCAGATAGTCTTCTACTTCTGGACGCAACCCATGGTCATGCAGGTAGTTGGGCAGGATGGCCTTCAGTACTGGGTCTCTTTCACCGGACCCCAGCTTGCGGGTGAGTTCGACTACAAGATAGACCTTGAGGCTGGCATGCCCCAGACCAGGCAGGTCCGCAAGATGGAGGCCATGGAAGCTTTCAAGGCCCTCAATGGAGACCCCTACATCGACCAGATAGAGCTTCGCCGTGCTCTTCTCAGCTCCTCCGAGTCCCTGAACGTCGAGAGGCTCATGGCCCCAGCCATGGGTGGGGGCATGGGCATGTCGCCCACCTCTCCGATGCCTTTTGGCCAGTTTGCTCAGCAGACCATGGCCCAGCCCCATGCTCAGCTTACCCGACCCCGTCTGCCGAGCCTGATGATGGCCCCAGCAGCCCCGCAGGGAAGTGGACAGGCCGGGGGGCCGGCATGAGGGTACGTACAGTACTAGTTACTAGAGGAGCCCCTAGTGCCAACGTATGACGGGTGGTGCAAGCAATGCAAGCGTCGCTACGAGTTCTTTACCCCGATAAAGGACAGGGACAAGGAAGAGTGCCCCTTCTGTGGCAGCCCCCTTTTCCGTGTTCCTGCCGCCCCCAACGTCCACACCGTCAAGCCCTTCGTCGAGGACAACATCGACGGCACTCCCCGTGTAGTATCCAGCCGGAAGCAGCTCAAGGAGCTTGTCCGACGGCACAACGAGACCCATCCTGGGGATCACCTGACCTCAACGTGGCTCGAAGGCAACCCGCTTGACGGCAAGGACGGCAAGCCCGAGGCCAAGGAGCCCCCACCCCTGCGTGAGCTTCAGGAGTTCCGGGTGCGAAAGAAAGTGGGAAAAAGGCTTGACATTCCGCAAACTGTGGTGTAGACTATAGTGAAGTAGGGAGTTCACATGGATACGGCTGAGAAGCTGGTCAAAGATGCGTCCAAAGCCGAGATTTCCGACCCCGGCATCGCCGAGAGGATTCGGCAGATACTCGACCTGTCCGGTGCTTCCGCCGGTGACATCGAGAAGGCCGACAAAACCCTCTTTGTTGACATGTCCAAGCTTCCGCCCGTCGTCTCCATCTCCGGCTTCTGGAAAGGCCAGGACATCGCCCGTGCCCAGGCTGCGCTTCGCCGGGCCTACCGCATCAACCGCAGCGTCCTGAAGGCCAAAGGCGTGGGCAAGACCGACGAGATTGAGCCCCCGAAGCGCCCGGTCAAGGGCAAGGCTGCTATAGACGCCAAGGTCCGCATTGAGGATGAGGCGCGTCGCGCAGCTATCCAGGCAACCGAGGCGGAAGAGTCAACCCGTATCCTTTCCGCGTACCAAGGAGCGCCCGAACCGGCGCTCTCGGAAGTTCCTCAACTGTAGGCATAGGAGGATAATCCATGCCAGACCCGGTCCCTGCCGAGCAGACGACCCCCCCGCCTTCCACGCCGAGCGTGGACACTGTTCCCAAGGCAGAGTTTATGGCGCTGAAAGCCGAGCTGGAAGCGATGAAAACTCTGATGCAATTTGGACGCTCACCTGACCCTGCACCCAGTCCCGACCCCCTTCCATCCCAGGAGCTTGACGACGAGACCTTGGAGAACCTGTCCAGGGCTGACTTGATGAAGCTCACCGAAAGTCGTATCATGGAGACGCTTGAGAAGAGCCTTGGCCCCCTTGTGAAGGAGGTCAGGCAAGACATCGCCGGCATCAAGGCCAAGTCTGACGTGGACACGGTCTCGGCGAAGCACCCAGACTTCTGGACGTACCGTGATGCGATGTATGCCATTGCGCAGAGCACGCCCGGCCTCAAGGCCGAGCAGGTCTATCAGCTGGCCAAGGCGCAAGCCCAGGCATTGACGGCTGAGGAGGTTGCGAAGCGCGATGCGGACGCCGCCGCAGCTGCATCACTCAAGCCCTCTACGACTCCCGAAGGCTTTGTCATGCTTCCCAAGGGAGGCGATGCTGCTAAGACGGCGTGGAAGGACGTGTTTGGGGACACGCAGGCAATCGGGTAGCTCCGGACCGGCATGTGCCGGCAAATAGAATAGGAGCAACCCATGGCTGTGCCAGCATCTCTCACCGAGCAACTGGATAACCTGTACACCACCACGTGGCGTTACCGCATGAAGGAAGTGCAGGACGCCATCTTCGATGCCACGCCCTTCTGGGCCTTCATTGCCGCCAAGGGTCGCCGGAGAACCATCGCAGGCCACCGCTCCATCCTCGTACCTATCATGTACGACAAGAGCAAGACCGTGACCTCGATTGCCAAGGGCGACACGATCTCCACGACCGAGAACGAGTTCCTCACGATGGCTAACTACAACTGGAAGATCATCGCGGGGAGCGTCGTTCGCTATTGGGAGGACGACCGGCAGAACCGTGGGCAGGCTGCGATACTTAGCCTACTCAACGCTAAGATGGACAACCTCCGCCTGACCATCACCGACAAGTTCGAGGTGGACCTCTTCCTTGACGGCACCGGCAACGGCGGAAAGGACATCGGCGGGCTTTCGCTCTACGTTCCCACGGTTCCCACCTCCGGGACTATCGGTGGCATCAACCGCGCCAACTTCTCCTGGTGGAGGAGCAAGACGAAGACGGCAACCGGCTCATTCGCCGTCTATGGGAAGGATGAGCTTCGCACGGCGATCAACGACTGCACAACCGGAGCCGACTCCCCAGACCTCCTGTTGACCGATCAGACCGACTGGGAGCGCCTCGCCACCGAGACCGAGGACCAGAAGTCTATCGTGAACCAGAAGGTTGGAGACTCCGTGTTCGACAGCATCCGCTTCTGGGGCCGCGACGTAATGTGGTCCCCAAGCTGCTCACCGGCGAATGCCTTCTACCTCATCAACACGAAGTACCTTGAATGGATCGCGGACGAGTACGCGAACTTCACGATGACGGAGTGGAAGGCCATCCCGAACCAGCTGGACCGTGTGGCCCAGGTCGTGGTTGTGGGCAATCTCGTGCTGTCAAACAGCAGGAAGCAGGGCATCTATCATACCATCACCGCGTAAGTGATGGTGCTGTGGGGCAAGCACATGCCCCGAACCGCTTCGCCCAAGCACATGGGCAAGGAGTACTCAAATGTCTCAGAAGAAAGCATTCGACGGAAAGGTTCCACCGGCGCAGGGTCTCTACGAGACCTCAACGACCGAAGGGGCCGAGCTTGGAACTCGGCTGGAGTTCGATGACGGGCGGGTGTTCCGCTACGTCAAGTCCGATGGCACAGGCACGGGTGTCGGTTTCCTGGTTGCCTACGGTGGGACTACACTGGACGTGGAAGCGTCCAACTATGTCATCTCTGTGGCGAACTACAACGGCACCGACAAGCTCAATCCCTGGATCGTGCTGGGCACCGGGACTGTCACCGCTAACGCCTACGACGATGGGTTCATCACAATCAACAGCTCGACCGGCGCTGGTCAGACTCGCAAGGTCAAGGAGAACACGACCACCATCATCAAGCTGTATGACCCCCTCGTTACGGCGGTCTCCGCGACCTCTCATGCCACGCTCATCCCCGCGCCCTACACCGGAGTCAAGAAGTCCGTGGCGAGTGGGACGAACTTCAACAAGATTCTGGGTGTGGCTATCGTGGCCCTTGGCGCGAACGAGTATGGGTGGATTCAGACCCGAGGTTGGGCTGGGGTTACGGACTCCGTAGTCCTCGCCATCGGTCTGGCAGCCATCCAGGGTACGACTGCGGGAAATACCCTTCAGGCCCCGACGAACACCGCTGCTCAGCCTCTGGGCACGGCGCTCTATACTGGGGTCACCAATGGGGACCTCTCGATGGTCTACCTGACCTGCGAGTAGAAGAAAGGGAAGGGGTACGGCGCCGTGCCGTACCTCTAACCCCCTTTCAGGTAAACGGCGTGCACCGGACGAACCGGATCGGCACTGAAAGGAACAGACATGGCTATCACCCTTACCAAGACCTACGATATCCCGAGGGCGGCGCGTATCTCCCGTGACTACTACGCCGTCACAGGGTACTTCACGACCACGGGAACCTACGCCACAAATGGGTTCCCCTTTGACCTGAGCGACCGTCTGAGGAAGGTGCTGGGCGTCTATGTGGAGCCTGGCGACGGGTACAACTTCCTTTACGACTACAACTCGACCATTGCGTCTGCGAAGCTCGTCTGCTTTGCGCCCTCTGGGGCCGGCACAACCGGCGCAGGCGCGTCCCATACCCACGCCGTCGCCCTCGATGGCGGCGCAACTGGGGCTGGCGACTCACACACGCATGCAGTTGCCCTGGACGGTGGCGCCACGGGCGCGGGCGACTCACACACTCACGGAGTAACGGCGGCTGCAGTGGATGCCGAGGCTGCGCACACTCACGCTGTTGCTCTCGATAGTGGCGCGTCTGCCGCTGGCGACTCACACACGCATGCCCTCAGTGATACTACGGATGCGGAAGCTGCCCATACCCATGCAGTTGCCTTGGACACCGGTGCATCCGCCGCCGGGGACTCTCACAACCACGCCTTCACAGGCACAGCCATCGCTACGGACACTTTCATCGTTGCCCACGACGCGACACCCGAGACGGCGGTTCTCTATGCTGCGCCTTTGGATGGCGTCCATGCCTACCTCAACTGTGACAACAGTGCGGACAACGCCGACGACTACTTCGAGACGGCGGGCGGAGAACGGGTCTGGGTGGACGACAACAATGCCGCCACTGTAGGCTTTGCCCTCTACTTCGACGAAGATGCTGCAAGCGCCGATAGCCGTATCCTGTTCAACAACACGATCACGGCGACGGATATGTTCGTTCGCACCTCCGGTGGGAAGCTCATTCGTCTCAAGCACAGCGCGACGGCGGCTGCCGACGGTGTGGCCCTCTACTTCAATGATGATGGTGCCGATGCCACACTAAGGCTCAACGGTATACTTCCGGGCGCGGCAAACATCACGACAAACGCGACGGACGACAGCTACAGGGGTATGCCTATCCTGGCTGCCGGGACGAACGCAGCCGAAGCGACTCACACACATGCTTCAGGAACCCTGGCTGATGCCGCGAGCGGTGTTGGCTCCTCGCACACACACGGGGTTGTTGCCATCACCGTTGCTGGGGAAGCCACCCATACGCACGCATCGGGAACCTTGGCTGATGTTGCGAGCGGTGTAGGCGCTTCACACACGCACGGACTCACGGGAGCGGCCATTGACGCCGAAGCAACCCACACCCATGGCTTTGGCACCCTTGCAGATGCAGCCTCCGGAGCTGAGGCGACCCACACGCACGACTACGGCACCCTTGTGGATGCCGCGTCGGACGCTGAGGCCACCCACACGCACGCTATCAGCCTTGAGTCTGGCGACGAGTTCACGAACGGCGGGACGCTGACCCTTGCGACAGGCATCCGGTTCGTGGCCTTTGGGTTGAAGTGACCATTCTACGGCGTGTCGTAGATTGGTCGGGAGAATAGATGGGAGCATAAGTCATACGTAGAGGGGCAGAAGCTCAGCCCTTCTGCCCCGGCTCCCTTGGCTTGCGGAAAGGTAAGGCATGGACGGTCCCACGATGCTTGCTATGGTGCAGGCCAACATCGGAGCCCGCACCGACCAGGATACGCAGATATACCGGATGCTCAACGTGGCCCAGCAGCACGTCGTGAGCATGGGCCTTGCCTTTGGGCATGAATGGAAGTCCCTTCAGACGCTTACCACGTCCGGCGCTACCGTGGCGTCTACCCGTGCATCGGCCCTTCCAACTGGATGCGCCGGTGTCTATTCCGTCCGCATGATCATCGACAATGACAGCCGCACCCTTACCTACGACCCTCCCCGCACCACTGACCGTGAGCATCCCTATCCCGAAGACGACGCAGGGAGCAAGCCCACCAACTATACCATCTGGGGCAACTACTTCTACTGGCGTCCCGTCCCTGATGCCGTCTATACCTACCATGTTCGCCACGTCTCATGGCCTTCCGACATCAGCGCCGGCACCACGACCGAGCCCATTGCCAGGTCAGGCGGCGTGCTCGTCGCCTATGCGTCCGCCATGATGTTTGCGCAGTTCGAGAACCAGGAGTCCTCCGCCTTGTGGTTCACCATTGCCGACGGAGGCTCCACCCTTGCAGCCGGCAAGCGAAAGCCCTCCGGGCTCCTGGGGGCCTTGCTTCGCGGCGAGGGCTATGCGGCTGACTGGCGTGGAAGCCCAAGGGAGTTCAGGACGGCCCCTGCCCTCGTAGCAGGTGAGCCTTGGAATGACCCGTTTGTGGGTTTGAGCTAAGGAGTGAATCATGTCTCTATACTTTGAGGGTGGAGCGGTAAGCGTGACGGATGTGGCGGGCGCTACAACCCTTACATCCACCTGCACGGCCCTCTCGTTGCGCAATGATGGGACCGACGCCGTCCACATCAACGTCAACTCCGCAACCGTAGCGGCAACCACGTCCTACTTCAAGATTCTCTCCGGGGGCACGCTCTCCATCAGGACGTGGAAGGCCTCTGGCGGCATCGAGAGCTTCAGCTACATCTGCGCGGCTGCGGGCACGGCAACCTTGAACTATGTTGGTATACTGGGGTAAAGCAAAATAGCCCCTGGAAGGGGGCGCCGATAGGTGCTCAAGGGAGTTCGGTAGCATGACGTTCCATAGCATGAGTTACAGCGCCGTCTCAATACAGCCGGTGGCCTTCATCATCAGGAGCAACCGCACGACTGGGGGTGGCGAAGACCTCTACTTCGACCCCGCCGGGAATGACGCGGTTACTTGGACACCGGACACGACGAACTATGCGGATGTGGATGATGGCACAAGGCAACCGGGTGTTCCGGGCACGGACAAGATTACCACGTGGATACCCGGAAGCTCCGACGACTTCACCGTGACGCAGACCGTGACATTCGCGGGCAACTCGGCTTCGATTGACCTCTGGGCCTATGTCTACGACAGCACGGCGGCGCCGAACAACATCCAGTTCAACCTTTACATCGCCGCTGCCTGGCAGGGTGCCGTCGGGTTTACGGCGGGTCCTGGCCTAACATGGTATAGCGTCAACTTTGTCGGAGCATGGACGCAGGCCCAAGTGCGAGCGTGCAAGATTCGGATTACGAAAAACAGCGCGTCGACCACTTCCCGATGCGATGGATTCTACGGGTTGGTGAACTTGTAGGAGTAAGCAATGTCGGCGATCCCCGACGGTTACAGCTGGAGCTTGTGCATGATTGCAGGGTACGTACCGTAACTAGTTACTATTCCTGCAATTACAGAAGGATGGATAAAGGAGACCTGATATGGCCGCCGGCGTAAACCTTCTTCCCTTTCCCCTCTACGGAGCGCCCTTCCGCGTCCTCTTTCCTATGCTCGATGCGGATGGCGACCTTGTTGCGAACTGTGCAGGGGACACTCCTGACAGCGAGGTAAGCAAAGACTGTGGCAACTTTGCTGACTGCACGAACGAAATGACGGAGATAGAGGTCGATGGCGGCATGTACTACCTCGACTTGACAGGCACGGAGATGACCGCCGATTCCCTTGTGGTCATTGCAAAGGTTGCGACGGCTACGACAAAGACTACACCTATCGTCCTTTATCCTCGCCGTCTGCCGAGCATCAGGACGGGAACCGCCCAGGCGGGTGCGGAAGGCTCAATCACCCTTGACGCGAGCGCCAGCGCCGTGGACAGTTTCTACAAGGGTTGTTACGTGCAGGCCACAAACAACGACCCTGCGGGTATTCAAGGGCAGACCCGTGTGGTTACCGCTTATGTCGGCTCCACGAAGGTTGTGAGCATCGCGCCCAACTGGGCTACGACGCCGACCAGCGCGACCACATTCAGCGTCCTCGTCCCTGAGAACGCTATCGTGTCGGGCTATCAAGGTGTGGTTGCGCCTGACCTCGTTGATGCTGGAAGCTACACTACTGCCCGTGCGGGATACCTTGACAAGCTCAATGTGACCGGAACCCTTGCACATAGTGACGCCGCCGCAACTTACAAAGCGGACGTGGCGAACCTTGACGCAGCCGTCTCAACGCGAAGCTCCCATACGGCTGCGAACGTGGCGGCGCTTGTGTTGGTGACCCCAGCGAACCTCTTGGCAACGGACGCAAGCGGCCAGGTCACGGTCGCCGACCTTTCGACGACCGCCAAAGCAAGCGTCAATGCGGAGGCCGATGCTGCCCTCGCCGATGTGAACCTCGACCACCTTATCGGGACGGCGACCGGGATACCGGCGCTGGTTGCAGGGACTTACCTCGACCAGATCGCCGACGACGGTACCGCGGTCTATAGCCGTACAACGGACAGTTTGCAGGCTCTCCGTGATCGTGGGGACGTAGGTTGGATCACGGGCGGTGGGGGGGCAGATCAGGAGGTTGGATAGAAATGACGGACGCGACCGATCATGACCTTCTGATACGCCTCGACACCAACATGGGCATCGTGCTTGAGACGGTGAAGGCGTTGGACTGTGCAGGACACTGTGAGCGCATTGCCCTGCTGGAAGATCACGAGAAGCAGCGGACTGCTCGGATGGGCCTCATTGGGGCCATCGGGGGCACCGTCGTGATGATTGCCAAGCTCGTCTGGGACACAGTGGGTAGAAAGGGGTAGGGTACGTACCGTACTAGTACTGTACGTACTAGCTAGTAGGGAGTAAGGAATGGCCTTCACCAACACATGGGACGAGGGTGCCCGGCCTGCCGGCGGCGACCATCCTTCCACCATAGACACCGAGACTCAGAAGAACTGGAAGGCCCTTCGTGAGCGCATAGCCGACACCGCCGCAGGCACTTCCGATGCCGAGCACCGGGGCTACGTGAACGCCGCATCCTGGACAGGCTGCTACCACAAGGAAGGCACCGGGCGCATCTTCGTGGGCACCAACACGGCCCGTGCAGCCCTTGCCCTTGGGGATACCGAGTCTACCTCCGGGGTCGTCATCCGAGCTGGGCATGTCTGGTACTGCACCGATACCCTCAAGACCTGGATCATGGGGGCAACCATTTGGATACAGACAGGCTCCTGGGCGCCCACTGACCGTGCGCAGGCCATGATATACAGTACCGGCACCGTCACGATGACGGCGAACTCAGCAGTCATCACGGGCAGCGGCACCGACTGGACAACGGCGAATGGCGTGATTGCCAATGCTATCTTCGGGATCAACGAGTCGGACGGTGAGGCCCGTTGGTACCGTATCTCCTCCGTGGACTCTGCAACTCAGGTGACACTCACCACCGTGGCCGTTACGACCGGCGCGACGCGCACCTATACCGTCACTTCCATGCACGGTGAGGCCATAGCTTACCGTGAGACAACCCGTGCCTTCACCGGCTATCAGAGGTTCTTGCCCAACTACGCAGGCGCATGTGCGCAGTTCCTCGGCAATGTGGATGTCACGGCCCTGAAGACCATTGATGGTGTGGACATCAGCGAGCATACCCACAGCGGCGCGGGACAGGGGGGCACCGTGGCGTATGGCAGCCTTTCTGGTGCGCCTGCCGAGACGGTATGGGACAGCGGATGGTTTGCCGTAGCCGCGAACACCTCGTACAACAAGACCCACGACTTGGGGGCCTTGCCAAAGTTTGCTACGGTTTGGTTCTCCGCAAATGCTGACGGCAGTAACGCACGGCTTGCAGGCTACATAGTGTGGACAGGAGCTTGGGTAGGCACCACCCTGAATACCGTTACTACCACAACCTGCCGTGTCATTACCGGGATAACCTATGTCAGCAGCTATGCTTCAAGCGACGGCACCGAGAACTTTGCAAGTGGCTACTGCCGTGTCCTTTTGAAGATATAACATGCCCAAGTTCGTTCCCCTTGACATCTTCTCGCCGGTGAAGGGCCTCGTGACGGCCTTGCCCTCCACCATGATAGTCCCACAGGCGACCCCCTCCTGCGAGAACGTCCGGTTCAGTTACGGCGTCGTCCGCAACGCTCCGGGCGTCGTGGCCTCCATCATCACTGGTACAGTGACCGGCACGCCAATGCTTTTCTCCCCCTTTATCACCAGCGCGGGCGTCACCTACAACCTGATGTTCACCACGTCCAAGGTTGCCCGTGTCGTCAACGGTGCATGGAGCGACTTCACCCTTGCAACGTGGGGGGCAGCTTCGCCTACGCCCAACATAGACAACCGCGTGACTGCCTGCGTCATGGGCGACGGCGTTATCTTCACCAATGGCACATCCGATGGCCTTCATGCCCTGGTTGGCGCTGGGCCGCCGGTCCAGGTGGTTGGACCCCAGCAATGCCGCGCCGTTGCCACCCTTGGGGCCTTCGCCTTTCAGCTTGCCCCCACCATCGGCGGCACCTTTTATCCCCACCGTGTCAAGTGGAGCGATGCTGGAACCTACGATACATGGACCGGTGGACTGTCTGGGTACGAGGAACTCTATAGTGCGCCGGGCTACTGCCGAGGCGCCGTGCCCCTGGGGTCTGCCCTTATCGTCTACAAGGATGAGAGCATCGTGGTGGGCCAGTACGTCGGGGGGCTCCGCGTCTGGGCCTTTGACCAGCGCGCCAACATTGGATGCAAGGCCATCAACACCGTGCAGGATGTAGGCAACCGACACCTCTTCCTTGGCGACAATGCCAATGTCTACGCCTACGACGGTACTTACTCCGAGCCCATGCCCGTCAGCGATGCCATCCGCAACGACCTCATGGGGAGGGTTGACCCCGCGAACATACATCGGAGCTTCGCCGTCGTTCACCGAGACAAGCATGCCTATCTCCTGTTCCCCTATACGACCACATCCAGCACCGTGGGCTCGGACACCTACTATGAGTACAACTACAAGGAAGGCACATGGGCACGCAACAACCGTACCCTCAACTTCTCCGCAGCTGGTGCCCTCAAGACTGCGTCCAGCATCACCATCGACACATGGATGACAAGTGACATGACCTACACCCTGGACGACTTTGCATCGGACCCTGCTCTCACCATTGACAGTTTCGGTGGGGCAGCAGGCTCGGACTTCTACGTTGTAGGCAAGGGTGGAACTCCCGCCGTCTATGACCTCGACTACTCAAATGTCTCGACCGTGAGTGGAGCGAAAGCTACCTGTGACTTCCAGACGCCTGACTTTGCTCCGACCGGAGACTATGAGGGCCGATATGCCCGGTGGGTTCTGCTGGAGTTTGAGGCCCAGGGAACCGGGACCGCTGAGGTCTCCTATTCTACTGATGAGGGACAGGCCTGGACCGTGCTTGATGCATCTGTCGCCATTGCCAACGCCTGGAACCTCTACCGTGTGTATCCCCACTTCAGCTCCCGCAAGGTGCGTTTCCGCTTCGTTGGCTCCAGCCTTTCCATTCGGTGGCTGAGGCCATACTTCCTCCCCGGTGCAACTACGTAACCGAAGGGGTTTGTATATGGATGTCCGCAAAGCATACAACCTGCCCAAGCGCCCACGCAGGGTGGATGACCCGAAGGAGTACGTCCGTGAGATGGAAGTCTATCTGAGGGAGCTTGAAATGGTTCTTGCCGCCTTGCTCAATCACGTGTATAATGACATAGCGGAGGGCAAAAGCGTGTTCCGCACCTACGCCTCCGAGCCCGCCCCCACAGTTCTCGGCACGAGCGAGCTGGGGCTCGGCAGTGGCGCCACGAAGAAGATATTCGTGAACATCGAGGGCACGGTGTACGATGTCACGGTCGCGTAGCAGACTGAAGGAGCCCGTAGATGGAGGAGGCCGTCGTGAGATTCTTCTCCGTAGACGCAGTACCGGCATACGTGTGGGACACGATGAGGACGATGCCGGAGGTGACGGAGGACATAGGCCACTTCAAGGCAGCCCTCCGTACCCTGATGGCAGCCGGGGTCGCAGGCGTCTGGGTTGCCTTTGTGGACATGAAGCCCGTGGCATTTATCATTATACGTGCCCCGGTGCCGACCAAGACCTATGCGGAGATACTCGTGGGCCACGCCGCTCCAGGGTACTGGATGCAGATGAAGCGTTGGCACACAGAGCCCTTCGAGTGGGCAAGGATCAAGGGAGCGACCAGCATCCGCATGACGACCTCTCTCGACCCGAGGCTGTGGGAGAGGTGGTTCGGGTTCAAGAGGCTCAACAGCCTCATGGAGTTAGACCTGGGTACGTACAGTACTGTACGTACTAGTGCTGTTACAGCAGGAGACTGACCATGTGTTTCGGCAGTTCATCCCCTAAGACAATCTCGACGCTTGATGCGGGCCAGAAGGCCGTCTCCGCCAAGCTGAGCCCGTACCTTGCCGCGAACATAGGCACCGCCACCCAGCCCTACGGTGGGCAACTGGTGGCTGGCCTCTCCCCCCTTGAGCAGCAGACCCTTTCGAGGTACTATGCCCTTGGTCAGGGGCAGACCGGAGCCCAGACACCCCTTCAGCAGGGCCGTGACACAGCCCTCATGTCTGCCATGTCCGGCAAGGCAGCCTACACCTACGACCCGGTCCAGAGCGGCGAGATGTTCAACCAGGCTGTCTACAACCCCAGCCTTGCCCAGTACAGACAGGACGTGCTTCCAGAGATGCGGGCGCCGTTCGGGGCTCCGGGTGGGGGATGGGCGTCCAGTGGACATGAGGTTGCTGAGGGACGCGCCGCCTCGGACTTTATGACCAACATGGCCGGACAGCGCGCACAGTGGCAGCAAGGCGACATCACGGCAAGCCGGGCATCCCAGGAGTCCGCGCTGGGCAGGCAACTTCAGGGGGCTGAGGGCGCTACACAGGCAGGCATGGCCGACCTTGCAGGCCTCGGACAGCAAATGCAGGCTGGAGGTCTCGAACGTCAGCTGGAACAGAATAAGCTCCAGGCCTTGTACGAGGAGTTCATCCGCACACGGCCTGAGTACGCGCCATTCATCCAGCAGGCCATCAACTACCTTGGCATACCGACGATGGCAGGGTACCAGCCCCAGCAGAGGAGCTACGGCGCCTTGGGTAGTGGACTAGGCACCTTGGGGGGCTACCTCCTTGGTGGTCCTTGGGGCGCTGCGGTAGGCAGCGCAGCCGGTGGTGGCATCGGTAGCATGTTCTAAGGGAGCACTCAATGGGCTCGATGACCTGGCTTGGCAGCAATGAACGGCGGGACTACGACCCGGCAAGTAATCCTCT